TTAGCAAATCACTAACGCATCCAAAAACCATTTCTGGAAAAGATTTTTGTTTCTTGCGAGCAATGGTCCAAAACTTCCATCTAAAATATATGTCATGGAATTGTCTTTTGGTGTTCTGGTTGTTCGGCCACAAGCTTGTTGGACTTGAATAGCAACAGTTTTGGAATACCACATATAATTGTCATATTTGTTTCGTGCTTGTATCCAGTCGTCTCCAAGATTCGGAAAAGGAACTTTGGCTACAATATTCATAGGATATTCTGGACCTTCCAGGTTTAGTCCTTGTTCAAATGCAACGCTCAGGAAAATCGCATTATCTAATCGCATCCAATGTTTTAATACTTCATTTCGTTCACCGGGAAACTGCACCAAAACATTAGGCTGTAGCCTACATAAATGTTCATTAATGAGGTTTGCTATTTGGTAGTTTCCACAATGAACTATTGATTTTTCTGAAAACATGTCATGGAGCTGGGATATTTTTTCAGCCATTGGTTTTGCAAATCGGAAACGTCCATCTTTTGTCATGGCGCCAACTGGATCGTAATATATGGTTCGACGATCAATTGGTATTGGATGCATAACGTCAACAGAAATTGCTTTGTTGGTTAAAAGTTCGGTTGTTGGCGTTCCGGATGCCAGAACTACACAATCCAATTTCGCAACAAGGTCAGCGAACGGAACCTTACAGTCTAGCAGTTTAAAATAAGGACTAACCGTTAATTCTTTTCTGCGAGTACTAACATTGAATACTTCTTCGTTATCCGTTGTAAGTACATAAGGAACTTCCAAGCTTAGATATCGTAACGCTTGATTACAAGAATCCAAATTGTTTCTATAATAACTATATTCTTTTCGAACCTTCGATAGCATTTTTGTTTCGCGAGCAGTTAATTTTCTATTAGCACCTATAATGTCTTTTCGAACGTCCTTACAATTTATGGTAACTTCTTTTAACTTTTTTTGCAACACTTGTGAATATTCATTGAGGTAATCCTTTATGTCTAATTTTGATAATTCTTTTTTTAGGAGTTCTTTTCTTTCGGCCAAACTAGTTTTTTTAATAGCAATGTTTAACTTTATGGTTGCGGAATCCAATAAAGCATTTGGTAAATTTGTGGATTCATCGACTTCGAGAACCTTTGTTTCGAGATAAAGACTTGGGTCTACTTGATACCGAGCAAATGTCGTTGCGCGGAAATTTGCTTTTTTGAAGGCAGCTTTTGCTATCCTATATGGACATTCAGAACACCGGGCAAAACCTGGTTCTCGTGAACCAAATGGACAATCCTCCGCGGTATATCCAGGAATTCCAAGACATTTATAATTGTGTTTACCAACTATTTTCGGAAGGTCGAAAAGGTTGCCTTCCTGGATTAATGAAACTTGCGGCGACGTGAACAAAATATTACTAACAAAATATTCTTTTTCTAATATTTTTCCAAATATATATAAATCAAGAGTTTTCCCCGCAGCTGTTGGGGCATTTAAATTAATTATTTTATTTCCCGATTCCCAGGATTTTAGCATTTGGGTTATCGCTTTTTCCTGCCCAGGTCTAAAAGAAGGATAAACATTATATTTTTGTAAATTTAATTTTGACAAAATATGCACCTCATGAATGAATAGTATAAATATAAAAAATAAAATATGTTTTGTTATTCGCCTCGTTCCAATAAGTACTTTGTTGAAATTGCCTTAAATGATAACCTCCCGATTTTGTAATCTGTACTTTCAGTTTCCGGTCTAAACACTAAACCTTCTCGCAACGTATCTGATAATACCGATTTTCCTGTTGCCATCTCAAGAAGATCATCCACGCTATGGTCCAAAGTTATATGACCCAAATATGGAACCAAGAAATCTTTTCCCAGACCAAACGAATCGACAGTATCCCACATAGTAGCAACGTCAATATATTGGTGATTGGTCATGTCCCAGAAATTGAATACACGATAGCGAATATCCGGTAACTTATATGGATTGCCTTGGATACCGTTACCAAATAACTCACCTTGGATAGCGATTGTGCTGCCCAATTGTTTTAGGATTTCTTCTATGTTGTGATCAATTGCATATTTCCAGTATAAATCGCCATTCCATTTGTGCTCGACATCTGGAGCCAAATCCACATTTCTTGAACAGACATGTAGCCCAGTTTCTGGATCTATATAGCAAGACATCGACGTGCCATCTAGTTTTTCTGTAACATGAAATGTTTTGCCTTTATGTCTTTCAAGAACATCAGGAATGTTTTGAACCCGTGTCTCATCAGTTTTGGGAACTGCCAATCTAGAAATAGGACACCGTATTCTACCTCTAAGACTAACTGGAATCGGTTTCTCATATTTCGTGATGCCAAGAACATTTGTTACGTCGAACCCATTTTCTAGTTCATCGAACCCAAATGGAACAGAATCCATACTATAATTTAGATGCCAATCACCATTATTCAAAACATCTAGCGGAAAGCATATTCCTTGTGAAATCTGGCCTCGCAATTTTACAGTTCTGATTCTATAATGCTTATCTTTTAGGAATTCAAATTCAGGACGTTCCGGCAAAACAGAATCAACTTCACAATAAACGACTTTGTCTCCAACTTCAAATTGTCCCTTTTTTACAACTACATTCCAGCCCTTTATTCGGGCAACCTCTATTTTATCCGCACCGCTAATTGGGTTCAATTCACTGATTGTTTCGATTGATGCAAGAGTTCGAGTCATGGTATGTTATTATAACTTCTATCTATTTATACTTTTTGGACGGCATTTGATTCTATTAGCCTTCTCTCAACATTGTCCGGAGCACGGCGGTCTCGTGTTGGAGATCCTGGCCCGTGTACCTCTCGATTAACACGCATGAAGATATCGCGTTTTCAATTGCCAGGATCCGTTCATCCGTGATCTGCCAGGTAGGAGCAGTCCGTGGGATATCCTTGATGTTTCGGCACTCTCCACACTTGAGACATGTTTGGTATCCCCGTTCTTCGATGGCTGCTTGCCATGCATGATCGCATTTTGGCCTGGCATCCGGCCCGATCTTGCCCTCTGCCCTCAGACAGCAAGTGCATACAAAATATGCTACTGCTGGTTCAGGCGGCTCGTATTGTCCACCGGGATAGCCTGGGTCAAAATGTATTTCACCTAGGATCGGCCCTGGCTCGACATCATCAACTTTCTTGCCGCAATTATAGCAAGTGAACAGATCCTCTTCACGACCCTCAAGTTCCTTGATCCGGGCCGCCTGCTGGTCGATGACGTCTAGCCGGGCCTCGATGACCCGCTCGGATTGCTCCAGATCGGCCCGCAGCCGCTCGATTTCATTTTCGAGTTCTTCTATACGTTCTTCTGCGACACGACCGCGAAGTATCAATTCATTCGCGACCTTTTCACCCATTTTCAGAATTTTTATCTCTTCGCGTAACCTTTCTATTTCGGATTCGGCCCCATCAAGCTGATATTGTAAATCAAGATAATTATGGTTTGTTTGTATTTCCTTTTTCTCATAATTACTGCAAATGTTTTCGAGGATAGCGCACTCTTCTTCTAACCCCCATCCTTTGAAATGTTGATCAAGCCATTTCATGGCATGTATCGCTTCTCCTATTGCTAACTTTTCTTTGGTTAAAAATGGCATGCTGTATTCCTCATTAATTTATTTTGAAGTCCGTGTTTTGCAGATATTCCCATAGATTTGCGCAATTCTAATTGTTCTTTTGTACTTGGAAATTTTTGTGCCTGACACCTATCGAACGTATAACCACATATACATCTAAATTCTGGGATTTTTGTCGTTCTAGCACTAATATATCCTTGACCCGTGCCGCAATTTGGACACCAAATTCCTTTGGACTTTTCGTGCTGCGCTTTACTTCTTTGTCTAATTTTTTTGTTTACACGGTACGTTATAAACTCATTTATTTCTGATTTTTGGTTAGAAATAGATAATATATTTGCAGTTTTACTTATTGAATAACAATTAATATGTTTATCTGCAAATAATGATTTTGCTTTATTCGTAGAACCACCGTGTACCACCGCATAAGCAATTAGTTGACATATATTCGATGTGTTGATTATTGTGTCCCAAAATTTTAATCGTTTGGGACTACCAGATAAGTTATCGTAAACTAGTGTTTTATTATTTTTACAAACATCAGATAACCAATTATTATTTATTAAATTGTCTGCATCTTTATTCATAAATAACAAATTACATTTATTAAAAAAATTTTTCCATATTTCTATATGCGGTAACCAAGTAGCAATTTCTTCTTTTCGATATTCTATACAAATTACCTTGATATCAAAACATAGTGATTGTACTATGAGTTGATAAACATCTTCTCTATTTTGAGCACCTAAAATAATTACTTGTGTGATGTCAAAATCGTTTATCGCATTTTTTAGTTCTGATATGATTATCGGAACTTTTTTATGTTCATGCGTTTGACTAATATTTTTATAAAACACCAAACAACCTCCTTACATAAATGTTAATTTTTTCATATACTTATAGTTTTTGATTCCTAACAACAGATAGTAATCCATATCCAGTTATGTCTTGAAAGGCGTCTTCCTCGCCCATATTATTATTTGCTATACGAAAAAGTTTATCGATGATACGTACAACCACCAAAGCATCTTCCATTTGGTCAAATGAAATCCCGTTAGGATACAAAACCTTTAAGATTTTTCCTGCATTTCCAAATGAATTACCGTATTGCAGTTGCTTTTCGGCAACAAGGTTTCCAATAGCTTTAGCGGTGTTCTTGTAAATAGGATCTGGTTTTTGTTCCATATCATATCCATTTACGGTACAAGATACTGTATTTCTCAATTCACAATCCTTACAATACTCTGGCAAGTCATATACGTTTTGTGTGCATCCAACAGGTTTTCCATTTTCTAGAATAATCATGGTTACTCCTTTATAACTTCTTAATTAAATAGTTTTTGGTCACCACTGCAAATACGTCACAAACCCCAATAGTCCAATCATAAACAAAAGATCATTTAAAAGGCGATACCAACTACTATCGTACTTATTATATCCACGCAACCCTGTTAAAATAAACACTACCATTACTACACCGAATATAGGATTAAAAATTTCCATACTAATCATTACTCCAATTTACTTTTTATGTATTCAATTGCTTTTTCGTTATCCTTGCACTGTGTCTTCAGCAAACTTTCAGACGATTCTTTTGTATTCCCGTCAACCACACAAGTTATATATTTTTCTTCTATTAAACTTAATGTAGCTTTTATTATTTCATTTTCTTCTTGTATTTCTTTTATGAATTCTTCCCACGTGCTTTTTTCTGATACAAAATCAGCATCCATGTTAATAACATACATTTCATTGTTTATGTATACTTTTATAGTATTATATTCATCTACCACTTATATCGTCCTCCAGACTTTTACTAAATTTTTTGGACTCCAAATACCAGCAAATCCTGAATAGTTTGCCTTAATTTCACTATTATAAGCAAACAACGTATTATTGATTGCTTCACTCAAGGGAGTACTTGTCATAAATACATATTAACCATAATGTTATTTATAGTTTTTGGTTCTTGTATAAACCAAAAAGTACTTATACCAAAACATCCCATATAAACTTTATGAAAACAATAATAATAGCGGATTGTCATGGACAACCACACCTTATAACCAATGCGTTGAATCACGCAAAAAATTGGGATAGACTTATATTTTTAGGTGATATATTAGACATAGGACATGAAGCAATAGAATGTTTCGACATATTAATAGCAAACAGTGCGGAATTGTTGTGGGGCAATCACGACGCCGCAACTATCATCAATCGACATATATGGCCACAGAATTCTTTTGATCAAGAAACAAGAAATTATACATTAGAGCATTCTGGCTATTTTAAAATAGCTGCAAACGTTGGTAATATATTGATTACACACGCGGGGTTATCAAAAAAGTTCGTGAAAAACACGAATATGAACGCAAATTATACAATACCCGAAATCGTACAACATTTAAATAAATTAAATTTGGAAACCGTATGGTGTGATGATAGTCCATTATGGTATAGACCAACCAACAAAAATCCACCACTACCTATCATGCAAATAGTTGGACATACACCGCCTGAATGGATAGAAAAAAGTGGTTTTGATTCCCAAAACCTAATTAGTGTTGATCCATATTGCACAAAAGGATTTGGCTTAGATCGCTATCGATATGTAGCGATAGAAAATGGTATCGCTGTACTTTATGATAGCAATGAACAACCAAAAGTTATAATGAGGACTACATGAAATTAATAGACCATTGCATAATATTTGCAACATATAAACATGCCGAACAAACAGACAAAAACGGATTGCCATACATTTTTCATCCATTACGGGTAATGCTAGACGAAAGTCTTACAACAGAAACCCAGAAATGTATTGCTGTCTGCCATGACCTACTAGAAGACACAACAACCACCACAGAAGAACTTAAAGAAATAGGACTACCCGAAACCACAATAACTGTAATTGTAGCACTAACCCACCTCAAAAATGAACCAAACACAACATACTGGCAAAGAATCCTTGATGAACCATCTGGCGATGCAAAACTAGTCAAAATAGCTGACATAAAAGATAACACTTCTGAAAGCAGAATGAATTGCTTGCCAGAAGAGGTTCAAGCAAGACTAAAAGAAAAATACAATAAGGCACTACAATACCTGACTAATGTTGACCAAAAACTATAAATATTGATCACGTATTTAGTACTGTGCCCAACACAAAGGAGGAAGGAAAAATCATATTTTTTCTTCTTCCAATAACAATTATAAAGGGGGTTTAAATGTCCAACAATGAATTTGATGATATAATATTAAAAGAAATAATACCAGTTATTCGGGAAGTTGCAAATAGTTCACATGGCATGAAAAACATAAAGTTAGCACATACCTTACATTCAATTAGGATTGGTATTATAAGAACTTGTGATCTATATCAAGATCTTGATATATTGTGTATTCGATCAAAATATTATGAAGTTGACAATAAAAAGCAATATTACAAATACATGATTTCCATAAATGAATTGAATCAAATTAGAATACATAAATTGGTATATATAGTAGATGATTCATTAAATCCAGAACGTATAGGATTTGAAGATATAACATACATGTAAAAGGTGGCTAGCATGGAAATAGAAAAAGATTTTATGGACGTAATACAAAACGATATAGCTCCTATAATAAATGAATGCTTCAAAAATAAACACCGACTACATGATATAAAAATATATGAAACATTACGTGTCTTGAGAGAAAATAATAAAATAAATTTTTATGACATGCAGGGACATGCAACATACTTATATATAGTATCCAAAATATATACACCAAAACCAAATTATCATTACTATTATATATATAAGTTCATAACAGTAGATGATCCTACCGTAATATTTGAAGTTAGTAAAATTTATGTTGGTAAATATGCTAAACCAACTGAAGTTAGTAGGATATTTATTAATACAAAAAAAATGAGTCATTTTATGGAAATCCTGACATGAAGACCGTACCTGACCACATAATAAGGCTTGCTGAAAAAATCTGCCTAAAATCAGAAATGAACCAGCAAATGTCGGCAATCATTTTCAATAATAGTGGACGAGTTATAAATATTGGTTATAATAGAAGGATCATTAAGTCCCGAAATCCAACTACAATCTACAAGTACAGGATACCGTATATTAGCGTACACGCGGAAGTGGATTGTCTAGCTGGTCTAAACTTCAGTGACACAATCGGCAACTACATATACATCCATAGAAAGGGCGGTATGCTTGCTAAACCATGCCCAAAGTGTCAACATGTTCTAGAACAGTTTGGATTCAAAAAAATATTTTGGTCAAAAAAATAAAAACAAAAAAATATTATTATCTTTTAATATCAATACACAACTTAACGTTTTTCTCTTTTTCAAATTCTTGTACGTCATTGAATTCGTAGACTTTTGATGAATAATGTGGATGACTTTCTACCAACGCCTTTTTCACACATTTTTGAATAGAATCACTAACAAATCCACTATCCCTATATCCAGTACAATTTTCAACAAATTTTGTAACACCAAATTCATTTGTAACGCATATATAATAATGAGGTTCTGACATAAAATTTCTATTATATATATCCCGGAAATGTACTTCCAGGATATACAACTTTTTTGTATCTAGAATTGACACAACACCATCCTTATCAACTTTTACTTCTCGCATACTTGTTCCTCATCTAAGTACTTCAATCCAAACACTGTCATACAACCCTTCTGACAAAAATAATTGACCAAATTCAACATCTTCGATGGTATTAAAATTAGGCGACCTGACAACAGTACCATCTTTTTCTAGCGTAACTAATCTATAATTTAGATTCATTTGATTTCACCAACTAATACATAGTTGATTATACTATAAAATAGTTTTGGTTGAAAACAAGAAGAAAAAAATAAAAAAAAATAAAAAATAATACTATACTTATACTTTTACTGGTTTTAAAATAGTATTCAATATTACCGGATGTCTATAATTATCCGGCCACATACATGCCATAGAATCATCCGGTCCACGTATCGCCGTTTGATACCAGGGCAACAACTTTTTCAGAACTTTCCCAAACGGCACGCAATGCATTGGTTCAATTTCATTTACTTTGCAAAACTTCACAAATTCGTTATAGATGGTTTGCTTTGATACGTACATGTCAGCAACTTCTTCTAAATGTAGTTCAATGAAAGTTGAGACTGGTTCACTTGCTTTTTTATACCTATCTTTTGCAGTAGTTGTAGTAAAGCTATTATGGAAGTAGCCCCTATCCAACAACGCATCCAAGTGAGGTAAAACCAGATTAAGAAGTCCCGACAATTCCTCTGGACTCGTTACTTTTTCTAGCAAATTTTCATTTTCGCTTTCCTCTATTTCCTGCTGGGTAAAAACATGTTCAAAAGGAATTATTTCTATACGTCTATAAAAACCAGTAGTATCGTCACGAACTCTCGGCAATTTATTAGATCCAAAAATTTGTTTCGCAAACGATATAAAATCGAAGGCTCTTTCGCCCTTTCTTTGTGCACGTATTACATCTTTGTTAGAGGTTAGCATTTTAAGAATGTTAACATTTGGAAGCGTTGATTGTTCCATGTCGCCAAAGGAATTCAATAGTTTGCAGTATAAGTCGGACGTCGCGAATCTATCTTTTTCCAAATCATGCATTGAAACAGAAGATATATTGTCTTCGCCAAGCATTTTACAAACAGTATCAATAAAGTGAGATTTACCAGTACCACCAGGTCCCAGCAATATAAATGCTTTTTGGATAGGATACGCCCGGTACAAACAATATCCAATAAATTCTAATGCCTTCCTGAAATCCTCTTCTCGGAGAACCGTCTGAAACATCTTAATTATGTTTGGACACTGGGCATCAGGATCATAGTTAACGTTGATTTGGATTCTAGAATAATAAGTAGGTCTATGTGGTTCTAATACACCGGTTCGCCAATTAAGATAGCCATTTAGACAATTTATAATATCTAGGTTATTATCGAATTTTTTTGATTCCACGTATGTTAGGCCTCGTATTATACCAAGAACTTCTTTTAGGACGTGGGCATTATAGCAAGTTTGTCCGTTATCTTTTACACGCGGTCCAAGCAATTCAACTAAAATTTTATGTATTACTTCTTCACCATTTTCCACGTAATGTCCTTTGACGTAGGTCATCATCGTTTTTGTTTCTATTATTGTGGCAACTGGAACATTTTTTATGATTAATTTTGCCAAGTTGTGATAATTAATTGCAGTAATCCCTTTGCTTTTAGGATTACGTTCAAAACATTCTTCGAGATCTGTTTCTGTAAAATCTTGCATACTCATTGTAACACCACGAAACGTTTAAAAAATAAAATAAAAAATTATAAATCTATATGTCTATGCGGCTAACCATGAAGCTATTTTCTAGATATTATTGTACTAAGCTCCTTTTGGTTTTAGATATTATTCTTTTTGTTTTCTTGCGATTACTTTTAGAGGTTTTCCGAACCTTTTTTTGGTTAGGTGCAAATTCAATTACTTCCTCGCCAGTAACTAGCAAACGTGTTTCAAATCGACCTTCGTTACAACACGATTTTGTGTATAGTTTACCATCCGACACGAGTTTTTGTATATCGTTTATAACTTTTTCGCTACTTTGAAAGGATTTTCCTTTAAGTAGCATATCAACGGTAACTAATTGTCTTTTACATTGATTCTTTATTTTTTCTAGTAATCTTTCTTCATTCATGGGTCATCTCCGAACCTTCCTTACATAGTTTGTCAACAGCATTGATCATGTCAGTGATTAATAAACGACCTTGAAATCGTTTCGCGTCTTCTTGCGAAGCAACTATGCAAATGTCCAAGTTATGTCGATTTAAAACTTCGCGAATTTCTTCAAACATTATATTTATTTGTTCTTGGCTTTGCGGTTCCAGGTCATTAAGGGCAGCCATATCTTCCACTATCATAGTGAATCCGGCACCATACAATTCATTTTCGGATATCATTTCAACCTCAAAACAAAATATGGATAAAAATAGCCTGAGATTCCGTCTACGTTAATTAATATACCACCGCTACCATGATTTTTTGAAATAACTTTGCCTTCTTTACCAACGGCATAATCCATGTTGGGATTCCAAGTGTTTGCCCAACCTGCTTCATGATCGCGCGCTTTTCTAAAAATATATACGCGATCACCTTTCTTTGCACCAAAAATTTCTTGTGACCGCATATATGAATATTCTGAACCTACTGACATAACTACTTATATGGGATACCATAGTTATATACTTTTTGGTTGGGAAAAAAATTAAGAAAATACCCTTCTCGGGAATTCGTATTCTCTTCTTACGTGATTCCAAGACGTGATCAAAGTAAAATAACCAACAATTCTAGTCATATGGGATATTATCTTTTTACCGCAAATTGAACAAATTTCCGAATTGCCACAAACTGTAACATGACCATCTTCGCACTCGCCAAAAGAATAATTCACAGCCATATGAGAAACACCATGTTTTACTGCATACGTTATAAGATGTTTCATAACAACTGGATCTTCTATTCGGTCACTAACATTAAGATGAAGTATACCACCACCAGACAACATATCCTGGAACTTTCCAGTAAGGCATATTCTTTCGGGAAGAAGTGCATCTACAATCAATGGTATGTATTGATTGCTATATAGTTTGAATGGTATTTTATCTTCACCAAATAATATCTTGTCTTTTTCTACAAGTTTTACAGCAACCGACTCGCCTGGAATTTCTTCAACGTTAAAAGAATTTCCTGTTTCTTCGCTAGCAACTTTAGCAAAATCCTCAATGAAGTTCAA